CAGGATGGGGTATAGATTCCTGGGGCGCTAATGCTTGGGGTACATAATGGGATTAACATACAATCAACTTAAACAAAACGTACAAGATTGGCTAGAAAACCAATCTACGTCTTTCACTACAGCAACAGGTAGCGGCAAAGCTCCTATTGATTTATGTATTGAATTAGCGGAATTACGTATCGCCAAAGAAGTAGACCTTACTGCTTTCAGAAAAGTTTCAACGCTATCCTTGACAGGGGGCACGGCAACAGTGGCTGTTCCTTCGGACATGGTGATACCGCGTTATCTAAGGATTCAGAACGGGGATTTTCTACTGGAAAAAGATGAGTCATTCATCAAAGAGTACAGCAAGAATCCTTCAACTGATACAGGCACAGTGCGATACTATGCCTTAAATCAAACTGGAACGACATACACAAGTGGAAACCGTCAAACTAATTTTTTGTTTGGACCAACTCCAGCCCTTGCAACAACAGTCGAAATAGGGTATACTATTAGAGTTCCAGGGTTATCAACAGGTAATCAAAACACTTACCTAGGTGATAACGCCCCAGACGCTATACTATACGGTACATTGATTGAAGCTATAGGATATATGAAAGAGACACCTCAAACCATAGAACTATGGCAAGGTTATTATAACCGAGCAATTCAAACATTAGCGAATGAGGAACAAGTAAGAATGCGAAATGATGAGTTTCGTAATGGTGAACTAAGAACAATGCAGAGAGGACAATAAAGCATGGCAATTACATCAGCAATATGTAATAGCTTTAAACAAGAGATTCTTCAAAGTAAACACGACTTTACCAATGGTACAGGTAATACTTTTAAGATCGCTCTGATTAAAGCACAATCAGCCCAAGCTGGTACATACGGCGCCTCGACCACAAATTACACAGACGTAACTGGAAACAGTGATGAGCTAGCTAATGGTAGTGGATACACTACTGGCGGTAACACTTTAACAAGTGTCACTCCAACATTAGATGGATCAACAGCAGTTTGTGATTTTGCTAACACATCATGGTCAAGTGCTACATTTACTACAAGAGGTTGTATAATTTATAACACAAACGATTCTAACTCCGCCGTAATGGTGTTAGATTTCGGAGCAGATTATTCGGTTTCTAATGGTACATTTACCATTGAGTTTCCAACAGCAGACGCAAGTAACGCAATTATAAGGATTAGTTAATGGCATCTACCTGGAGTAGCGGTGGCTTAAACTTACGTTTAATGACCACAGGTGAGAACGATAACACCTGGGGTGATCAAACGAATGATAACTTAAAACGTCTTGAGAACAAGATTACAGGTTATGCTTCTGTTACGTTATCAGGTGCGACACATACATTAACATTTACTACTGACCCCACTTCTTACGCTGACGAAGATGGAAGAAACTTTGTCCTTAACTTCGGCGGTTCACCAGGGGGCACTTGTACGGTTACTATACCAGCACTGGAAACAGTGTATCTGGCATTAAACAATACAGCAGATAGTAATGACATAATCTTAACAACTGGAAGCGGTACAACATTCACTGTACCTGCTGGTCGTGACGCGTTTGTTTATTCGGATGGTACTAATGTATACAATGCATTAGCTGACCTCCAAGTTACAACAGTAAATGGTACAGATTTAACAACTGTTCCATCAAGTGGATTCGTAATCGCAATGGCGATTGCATTATAAAGGAGTAAGGAATGGCACAAAATTTTAGAAGATATACTTCTAACGCGGTAGGAACTTCCGCAGCTACCCTCTTTACTGCAAACTCATATGATACTGTAGTTGGAATCTCAGTCGCAAATATCACATCTAGCGCGATTAACGTAGATGTATATATCAATGATTCAAGTAATGATATTTACTTGGTCAAAGATGCGCCAATTCCCGCAGGTTCAGCTTTGCAGGTACTAGACGGGGGCGCGAAATTCGTAGTCCAATCGGGCGACGCATTAAAAGTAGTTTCTGATACAGCATCTTCCGCAGACGTATGGGTTTCTGCAGTAGATGATATATCAACATAAGGAGTAAGAATTGAGTTATATAGGGAATCAACCAGCTGAGAAGTACACAACCTTCTCTGTTCAGCACTTTACAACCAGTGCCACAACTACATATACGCTTGATTTTCCTGTAGCTAATGAAAACGAAATTGCTCTTTTCATTAATAACGTGCGCCAAGAACCAGGGTCTTCCTATGCATATACAGCAGACGGAACTAACTTAACACTATCTGCAGCAACTACCACATCAGATACAATGTACTGTGTGTTTATTGGTAAGGCAGTTCAAACAGTTACACCTGGAGCTAACTCTATTACTGCTAGCATGTTTAACAGTGCTACGTCATTTCAATTTCCTACACAGCTTTATGTGGCAGAAGCTACACTAACAGACGGTGCTACGATTGATTGGAACTTAGAAACACAACAGGTTGCGAAAGTAACTCTTGGTGGTAACAGAACTCTCAATGCTCCGACAAATCAAAATGCAGGTGGCTTCTACGGATTGATGGTTATTCAAGATGGTACAGGTTCTAGAACTCTGAGCTTCAACGCTGTTTACAAGTTCACTAACGGGTCGGCTCCAACTTTAACTACAACAGCTGCGGCAAAAGATATTCTCGTATTTAGAAGTGATGGTACAAATTTATATGAAGTAGGAAGGAGCTTGAACGTAAGCTAATGTTTGCTCTAGTAGAAAATAATCAATTCGTTAAGACTGTATCTTCTAGCAAAGGTATTGAACTTAATGGTGTCCAATATCCTAAAACAATTTTCACCTTATGGACTGAAGCAGAAAGGAATGCGATAGGACTTTATGAGATCAATGTTAATTCCGAAAACAAAAAAGATGAAGCGTATTACATTAATACGAACATTACATACTCTTTTAACAATGGGATTGTTACTGGTAGTTATGGTACTCCTACTGCTAAACCTTTAAACAATGTTTTATTTGTAGAGGGTGATGAGATTCCTTCCGATAAAGCTGTAGGTGATATCAAACAATATGGATTAAAAGAACAAAAGATTTCAGTTATTAAACAACAGGCGGCAGGATTACTTGCTCCAACAGATTGGCATGTCGTGAAAGCGACAGAGGTTGCGGCGTATTCTGTACCTGCAGATATCTCTACATACAGAGCGGCGGTTCGTACAGCCTCTAATAATATGGAAACAATTATTAATGCGGCGGCAGATGTGGATGCGCTGAAAGCTTTATATGAATATACAGAACAAGAAGACGGTACTTTAACTAGACCGCTTGGTGAATTTCCAGAGGAGATTGAATAATGGCTTTATCTAAAATACAAGCAGAGAGTATGAACCTTGCAGACACTTATGCCTTTACTGGTACTGTGAGTGGTGCTGGTGAAGCTAATGATTATAAACTTATAACAACTACTGAGGCTACAAACGCATCCACTATTGTTTTTGATAATACAGTAGTTACTAGTGATTATGATGATTATTATATATCAATGGGTAGTGTTTTAGTTTCAAATAATGGAACTGATGTTCATTTAAGATTATCTTCAGACAATGGTTCATCAACATTTTCTACTGTAAAAACAGGAAAAGTTTATAGAAATTTATATGGTGGTTCTTCTTTTGGACATGAACAAGGAAGTTATGGATATACATTTTTAAGTGGTGCATTGAGTGATGGCACAACAGGATGGTGTTGTAGTATTTGGTTATATGATGTCAATTCTTCAAGATATAAATTTGTTCAATTTTTAAATACAGGTAAACATACAGGCGGAGAAGGCTATTCTTGGTTTGGTGGTTCTGAGTTTCAAGACACAGGAGCTATTAATTATATGAGAATACAACCAGGTGGTGGAACTATATCAGGTAAATTTAGTTTATATGGGATTAAAAGATAATGGTTAAATATACTTATGTTAATGGTGTTAAAAGAGAAATGACACAAGAAGAAGAAAATATTTTTAATCAAGAACAAACTGAGTGGTTAAATCAAAACCCACCTAAAAGTAGATTTGAAATATTATTAGATGTTATTAGAGATAAAAGAAACTCACTACTAGCCCAAACAGATTACCTAGCCTTGTCTGACCAAACCATGAGTGCAGAGATGACTACTTATAGACAAGCATTAAGAGATATTACTAACGGATTAACCACAGTCGCAGATGTTGAAGCTGTGGTATTCCCAGAGAAACCAGGAGCATAGATGGCATACATAGGAAGAACCCCGCAAACAGGAGCCTATCAACTTATTGATGATATCTC